ACCTCCTTTATAGGTGGTAATTCTATAAATATTTCTTGGTCTTATTTGACTCTGAGATATTCTTTTCTCTGGTCTTAAAAGTTTAACATATTGTCTTGTAAATGCCATTATATTTTATTTACAGATGGTAATTTAAATTCAACTTTTTTTGGTTGTACTTCAACCTTAACATATTTTTCAAGTATAGAACCTAACTTTTCAGTCATCTTAGAAAGTATAAAGTTTTTATTAATATTAGATTTCAATCCTTGAGAATCTTTTAAATACTTTTTATAATTCTTATGAACATCAAATATTTTACTTGCTGCTTTAGAATAATCTACACTAAACCACTTTCCTTCTTTCAGTAAAAACTTATTAGCAGCTGATTCATGTATGTTTGTAAGTTCACCTTCTAAGTAAACAGTATTTTCTTCTGGTAAGAAATCTTTATATCCACTCCAATTTGAAACAATGATTGGTTTACCTGTTGTAGCAAACTCTGCAAGTGGTCTACCATAACCCTCACCTTTAGTGAACATTAACATTGCTTTAACTTTATCATCATTATATAAATCATTTAGTTCTGATTCAGATAAATCTCCGAATACTAAATGAATAGGAGGACACTTATCACCAAATTCTTTTGTTGTGAATTTAATCTTTTCTGCAATACCTTCTCTATCACCTACTCCGAAACCTGCACCTGATGTCTTTAATATAAGACCTGGTTGTTGATTCTTTGGTAAGTTTTTGAAAACTGTACAGAATGTTTTAATCATCATTCCTACATCTTTCCTATCTTGTCCTAAATCACCTTGTAACCAATGTCCTACAAATAAGAAATTAAAATCTGTATCAACTGAATCTAGTATTGATGTTTTAGATTTACCATCAAATATAGAAGTATCTACACCTTCAAATAAAACTTCAACTGGTGAATCTAATTTAATTTTTCCTAATTCTTTTTGAGTTTGTTTATCAACTTGAGTATATGTAGTATTTACTAAAACATCTTTTGTAAACTCTGATGGAGTTATTATTAAATCCATATTATTACCACCTGCTAAAAATTCTTGTGGTGCAACAGTTGTTTCAACTCCTGCAGTAATACCGATATTGTATTTACCAACTTTCTTGAATTCATTTGCAACAGATACTTGTATAAAGATATCAATCTGTTTATCAACTTTTGTTACTATGTTTTGTAGAATTTTTTGTCCAAATTCAGTTTGTGGATTGATTTGGTCTTGTGGAGTGTTTCCCCATCTTGTTGGTACAATCTTTACATCGTACTTATCTAATTCAAATAATGATTTCAAGATATCTCTTGAATGGTCACCATAACCACTTCTTGTAGCAATAGGTGCCTGAAATATTAATAAAGGTTTGTCCATTATCTTAATTTATAAACGTTAAACTTTTCTTTTGGTTTCCAATTCTTGAATGTGGTTTCAATTCCATCAACAAGTGTTTTACACATATTTTTAGCATTTAATCCCATATCACCTAAAAAGGCATCTCTACCAATCTGAGCTGCTTCTCTTCTATCTTCTGGTGCTTTATCATACCAATATCTGATTGCATCTGCAACTTCATCTACATCTACTTTATCATCTATGATATATGGTGTTGGTATTGAACCAACGATAGTTTGAACTCTTGGCCAAACTGGTTTTACCCATTCACCATGTGTTACTTTATCTTCCCATTCTTTATAATTGTGAAGTGAACCAATCTCTTTGTAATCTTCGGCAGTTAAATACTTACCATCTACTTTGAATCCACATTGGTCTTGTAATCCACCAGTAACATTTACAATGATAGGAGTACCTGCCATTACTGATTCAGCAGTTACTAATCCAAATCCTTCGTTACCTGCGATGTTGATTGTACAATCTGAAAGGTTGTATAGATAATTTAATTCTTCTACACTCAATCTATCAGTTGAAAATTTAATATCACAACCTGGTGCTATTCTATCTGCAACAGCAATTAAATCTGTACCATTTTTATCTTGTGGTGCAGTGTGCATTACTAAACAAACTTTATCTCTATCTTCCTCTGGTAATCCATCAACAAATTTTTTGAATCCCCAAATCACATCCGATGGTTGTTTTCTTTTGATATTTCTGTTCATCCAAAATAGAACGAACTTATAATCTTTATCATTGTAGAGTTTCTTCTTAAAATCCTCTGGTACTATTGTTGGTTTATAAACATCTGAGTTGATACCATGAGGTACATAAGATACTTGCCAATCTTCTAATGGTTTGATTGTTTCTGAATCTAATTTTCCAACTCTACTTACAATACCATAAGTTTGTCTTGAGATACATCCTAACCAATCACATGATTCGTAATAGTTTCTATTGTAATGTGGGTCTGGTAAGTCATCCCATATATGATAAAATAAAATTGGAATGTTTTGTCTTAATTCAGCTTCCATATCGTATAACCATCTCCAATATCTTGGGTCTGTAAAGTGAAGAATCGCATCTGGTTGATGTCTCATTATCAATTCTCTTAGAATATTAGCATCTCCATACCCAGTCCATGGGATAATTTTAAGTGATGCATCTTTGATACCACTTATCTTTCTTGCATCTTCACCCAAATCGATTTCTTTACCTTTTTCTGGATGATTTACTGCTGCTCCTAATTGAACCCAATCATATTTATCAAAAGTTCCAAATACTAATTGTTTTGAAACTGTTGCAATACCTGATGACATTCTCAAATCATCAGATAGTAATAGAATTTTCTTCTTTGCCATTAAAATTTGTTTAAATTGTTCTAAATCTTCTGTGGTTGTTTAACTTAACTCTCATAGTTTGTCCTAAATACTTTTTAGTTTCAACTCTATCGTTGAATTCATTACGAGTTTGATTAAGTTGGTTGTTACCGTTGTCTTGTTGTTTCATAATTAAAATTGAGAACCACTTTCGTGTAGGTTCTGATATCCATTTATTTCTGTTCTGAATGACTCATCTTCTATATATTTGTCAACTGAACGATTTACTAATTTTTGTAACGTAATGTTTGAATCGAAAGAGATTCTTTTAAACCTTGAGTAAATATCTTTGATGATTTTTACTGTTGTTAATTTTGTTTCTGCCATAACACTATCCTTTATTGTTTTGAATATATATAAATATATAAATTTACAAAAAACGTAAGTTTTAATTCCATGCAGGACACAAACCTCTTTCTTTGAATTCACACCAGTCACATGGTTTACCTTTGTTTGTTGGAAACTCGGTTTGAATTACCTCACCATTTTCACCAAAAACAGAATCAACAAACCCCATGAAGTTTTTCCATGCAAGATTCATTGAAGGTTTACCATTCGCTGGAACGAACTTTGATATTCTTGGAATAGGAAAATCAGCTCCTTCCCATAACTTTCTTTTTAATATTTGATATTCTACTTTGATTTTATCCAAAGGTATATCGTACTTATCTGAATAGAATTTTTTGTACAATAACATCTGAGAGGTTTTTACTTTATCATTCTTTTGATATTTGTTCCAACCTCTTGTTGAAGTTTTTAAGTCAATGATAATATAATCTTGTGTAGTTTTATCTTTTAGAAGTACATCAATAAAACCAATGAAATGAACACCAGGTTTAATCTCAGCATTCAATCTTTGTTCTATTGCAATAAGTTCATAACCACTTTTAGTATATAACTTATCTAACTTACTTGTAAAATATTTTAGTATTAGTTTTCCATCTTCGAAGAATTCTTCTAACTCTTCTTGAGTACATGGGTTGTCCTCACCCATCTTTTTCTTTTCTTTTGTGAAATGTTCTATCAGTTTAGAATGTAACATTCCTTCAAGGTTTAATTGTAATGCCTGTTTTTTAGTAACATTGTACATTACATCTAAGAAATGTTGAATCACCTCGTGCATGGCAGAACCAAATATAAGATGAATATTGGCATTACTAATACCAAGTTTATCTATATAATTTAGTTTGTACTGTTGTTGACATGAACTATACATACCATACTGAGAATAACTTACTCTTGCCATACTTTTATGTTTTATTTACTATGTAAATATACGAAAAAAAATCGAGAAATCCAAATTTTTAAACCTTTAATTTTAGTTTTGTTATTTGTTTTTTATCAATTCCATATTTCTCACAGATATACTTTACATTTTCTCTACCTTCTCTTGTAGCATATAGAATCTCACAGTACTCTTCTGATTCTTTTTTTGAACATTGGAAATCTTCCTTTATCAAATCAACTAACCAACTTTCATACTTACCATCTTTTTTACCTTTGGTGTATTTTAAGTAATATCTACCTTTTGGAATGATTCCAATTAAAGTAAGGTATAAATGTTCTGGTGGTAATTGTTGTGTATATGGTTGTAATTCTGAAAGAACTTCTATCCAATCAGGGTTCATAGATAAGAAACGATGTACCATATAGTTACTCCATGTTTTCTTATCTGCCTCTTCAAGTGTTTCCCAATACTTTGGGTTTTGTACAGAGGTAACTGCTTTTATGTGGTCAAATAATGATTTAGTTGCCATACTTTATTTTTGGTGAGATATAATCAAAGAAGTTCTTTGCACCTTTTGGTGAAAAATGTTTATCTTCTTTATCTATATATGATTCAGTTTCATTTATCCAATCCATTACACTACCTTCGTGTAGTTTATTAAGATGCTTACCACCTTTTTTATAATGAACATACCAAGTGTAAAGGTTTTTGTTTTCTATTAATTCAAGTACACCAACTAGTCCATTCCAAATAGAGATTGATTCTTTTTCTACCCAATCATCTCCTTCAAATTCCATTACTTCTTGAATAGTTTCACTCATTTGTGAAATTATCTTACCTTTATCTTCTCTAATCTGATAAATGTTAAGTGTATCTCTGACTTGAGGAACATCGATTCTAAATGGGTCTGGTAGTTCTATGATTACTAAATCATCTTTATCCCATTGATTATATGTTTGTAAAATTTTGGTTACAGTTGATACCATACCATGTCCATTTTGTGCATAGTTTTTTATATCAAGGTCATATTGTTCTGCTATGTACTCATACCAAGTATTTCCTTCTCGTTTAAGAACACTTCGTGTGTAATTAGTTGAAAAGGAACAACCGTATATCCAAAGTTTCTTACTCATCTTTATTTTGTAATTCTTTTGGTAGTAACTCTTTATTGATTTCACCACAATCTCCACATAAATATAATTCTACTGGTATGATTGCATCATTTGGTGTACCTGTTACTATCTTAGAAATCTTTAAGAACTTAGTACCTGGTATAAACACAGTACCACCACATTCTTGACATTTCATTTCTGTTGCCTTGGATAAATCTATCTTTGGTTGTTGAGGTGGGGGTGTGTTTCCACCACCATTATTCATTCCTATAATCTTTGCCATAATCTATTTGTTTAATCAAACCACTGGTCTCGGTTGGTTTTTATTTTTGTAATACCTGTTTTTCTAAGAGTATCTCTCTTCTTTTCTTTGAACTCTTGAACTTTCTTCTTGAAGTTTTTTTGTTTATGTTCTTGCATACCATCAAGATATTCTAAGAAACCTTCGAAATCTTCCTTTCCAAGTTGT